AAAAAAAACACCCCGAAGGGTGTTTAAGATGTACAAATCACTTGTTTTTAATCAACTAGAACAACTTGCATCTGTTGTTTTATATTGATTATTAAATCATCTTCTCCAAGAATAGAATAATAAAGACCTATTACTGCAGTATCCTTGAATTTCTTAATCTTATAAGAAGGCGTACTTACTAATATTTTTTGGTTTAATCCTTTTTGAATTAACTGTTTCTTATACACATTCCAAGGAAAATAGAAACAGTATTTATTTATATAAGTAGTTATTCCTCCAAATATTGCACTTCTTATAGTAGATACATCATTTTCATACATATCTTCCCAATCAACTTCTTCTATATTGTGCATTTCACAATCAGATAAATCAAATGGTTTATTTCTAATAGGATTCAATTTACCATTATTAATAGTAATAATTCCTTTATTCATTACACCATAATATTCCATAGTACTATCGTTACCAGTAAGCATATTATAAATATCATAATTTGGATATTCATACTTAACATATGTACCATTAAATGATAATTCTCCATTAGTTAAATAGAAATATTTAGTATCCACATTTATAATATCATCTTCATCTTCACTGTCTTTGTCGGATTGTGACCCTATATGATTCTTATAATTATAAGTATTAATAGAAGATAATACTGAAATTATACGAGATTGCTTTGGTGTGCATTTAGGTAGTTCCATTACAAATGGTTCTACTTTAGTAAATTTAGGCTCACTATCAAACTTTACGACAGTTTGTATCAGATCATTTATTGACGGCAAGTTACAACACATAGAACCAAATGATATAGTATCTCTAGATAATGTTGCTAAGTTAACAGAACCCAGATGTTTATGAATAAAGTCATTAAATGATGGAGCGTCCCTGTCTGCTTGCATAAGAGTATTACCATCACTATCAATAATCTTACTAATATTACCAAGTAGTGTATCTTTAGACAAGTTACATACCACAGTTTGAGTTGGGTAATGAGATTTAAAGTCTAGATATATTGCATATAGTACTCTTCTAAAGTTTTGTACATTAGCTTCACCACTAAGAATTCCATACTGTTCAATATATGGAGTAAAGTCATAATTATAAAGACCAGGTTTTAGAACAATTCCCCCACCATAGTTACCTTTATGTGTTACCGCATACTTAGTTTTACATAAATAATCTAAATTAAGAAGCTTTTCTAACTTTTGAAGTTCCTCATTGGTCTTTTGGAAACATATTTTATTAATATTATTACCAGGAATATCACCTCTGATTACACAATCTGCAAATATACCACGTGTAATAGCCGAGTTATTACGAGGAGATTCTTCTATATTAACCTTGCAACTCATACAATATATAAGCTTTGATTCAAAGTCACCAGTTACTAAATCCAACATAGCTAATAAAATAGAGTCAATTATCGCATATATACTGTGATAATAGAAGTCTGCTCTAGCTAGATTAAGAATTGATGTAGTAATATGTGTATAATCATATTTACCAAAACCTAATATAATTTGAGCAACTGTATCAAGTTTATAGTTACTAAATGTTTGAGTAGAACGGTTACTGAAAAATGTAGTCTGACTATCAGCTATCATTGTATGTGAAATGTTATTCATATATACTACACGCTTAGTAGGATTATAGTCATCTCCACGAAATGAACGTTCTGGGTCACTTTCTACTCTAGACTGAACATCAAATGGTGGAGCTACGTCATCATATCCAATTCCATGCTGGTTAAATGTTCCAGCTGGTAAACCTAATGCATTTATTCTATCTTGGAAAGTTCCAACGTCGAATGGTGCATTAAACGCTGTTAATATATCTGGTTGATTATCTGTAAACATACGTTTACAAGTAGCTTTAATCATCTCAGCTTCATTATTAAATGCATTTAATTCTATAGTAAGCTTATCTACAAATTCTTTAGCTAACTTTTGAACGAAGTCTTTAGATTTTCCAGATAAACTACAATTATCTATCATTTCATATAATGTATCTTTAACATCTTTATAATATCGCTCTTTATTATTAACTAGTTCATCATATCTATTAAACTCTGGATGCTTTACTATATCTATATAAGCTTTGTGTTCTTTAGGATTTACAAAAGTATTAGTATTAATATTCCAATCACCGTACTCGTCACGGTGGGTTTCTATGTCGAATGCACAGACATTTAATTCTGGAATTGGAACGTTTTCAAATAGTTCAGATCCTTGCTGTTCATATCTAGACAGTGTATACTCTAAATATACTACATGTTCTATAGGATAATCAAAGAAAAAGACATCAGGGTGCAGAGAAACTGCACCTGGTTCTACATTTGGATATATAACTTTCTCTACCCATTGTCTTGTATACTTATCCTGATATCTTATTATCTTAGCTTGAAATAAATTTGGTATCATTTCAGCCTCTTTATTAGCATATGATACCATATATCTACGAGTTTCATTTATTTGAATAAACTCTTGATGTTTATCTCTATGTCTACTAGATACAAACACTGGAACTTTTGGATTTTTAATCTTTCTTAATATCTTTTCACCATTACTGTAACGTTTATATAATACAAATAGCGTATCTATCTGTTTATAATAATGACAGTGTAGTAAAAATAAATCTGGGTCATGGTCTACTAGATTATATCCAGTAGGAAATAAACTTCTACATAACATGGTACACTCCTGTTTCAGTTATTGGTAATGTTAAAATTCTTAATGCTTTTCCAACATTAAGTTTATGTTGTTCAAAATATACCATCGGAATTTCTTGTAAATTTGGTGTTATCATAAGATATTCCATTACATTTTCAAATAAATCATATATTAAATCTATCATAAATTGGAATACTTTATACTCAATTAAATTACGGAATGGTTCATTATAGAATGATATACCAGAATGTTTTTCATATATAGCACCCAAATGGGTTTGAATAGCAGCTTCTATACATCTATGAACATCTTGGTCATCGCTAGTTACAACATTTATTAATATTGTACTAAATTCTATATACTGTATTGGGTCTAATTGATGTTCTTGTAATGTAACATCAGAAGTTTCATAATATAGATCTTCAAATATATAATTTATCAAAATATCGTCATCTATTATAAATTTCGATGTATATATTTGCATTAAATCGTAGTGAATACTACGTAAAAATCCTAGAATAAACTTAGTAGTTTCAAGTGCAGTTGCATCATATGCATTATAAGAATTATCAAAATTCATACTAGCTAGCATTTTATCTACATCATCTACTCCAGGATGAATTATATTATTTAAATTATTACAAAATATATTATAGAAATCATTATCTACAATATACATAAAATTGTCACTAATTGCTTTACGAACTGGAATATAAATATGACTTGGAAAGAACCTAGGCCCATCCAACATACACATAATAGCTTCATATTTTGCTTGTGGTCCAAAATATCCAGTTGCAGTATAAACTAAAGTTTTTATAACATATTCTGGGTCTCTATTTATTAAATTATATAAACTATCATCATATTTATAGTTATATGAATTTAATCTTTTAACCTGTCCCATTATAAAATTGCTAGCATATCCATAATTATTCATCATATCACCTTCACACTGTTCTAATTTCTATTTCACCTAGGGATGGATTTACTCCATATTCACTATACACATAATCTTCAAATAATGCCATCTTTATTTTAATATATGCTATTAAAATATTACTCGTAGTAGGCCCAATCATTCGCATTACTTCATCTATAATTTCCATAGCTACACTAGCTAAACCATCATAAAAATCCATTAGATGAGCTTGGTAGTTATTCCATAAGTCAAATGCACCAAATTCATAGAATTTCTTATGATTTTTAGGATTTCTAGGGTTCCATTGGTGTTGACTTGCTAAAAACCATATTTCATTTATAATATTTTCAGCATTAAAATTTCCACGCATCTCTCTAATATTCATTGCTGGTATATCTATATAGAAATCTTTAAATATTTTATCTAATGTTGCATTATAAATCAAAATATATGCATCATAACAGTTTAAATCTTCACTCATATACACACTTGCTATAAATAATACACAGAAATCTCTTTTTAATTTATTATCCCATAATTTCCAATTATATAATGTATTTAATCTAGAATCAATATATTGCTTTTCTTCTGGATTTATTTTATCTATATTTGCAATTAATTTTGTTACATTTTGTACCATTCCTAACTTATCGTATACTACTACATTTTGTATTGGACTAGCTACGATAAGCTCTAATATATCTAAGACTATATCTAAATTATCCATTTCATTTCTAACTATATACAATTCATTTGGATTAGTTTTTTCAATATATTCTAATATACCAATCAAAGATTGTAGTATACTATTATATATTTTAGAAGCTAATTCCAAGTCATAATGATATCTTCTACTCCGTACCATGGCGAGCATATATTTAATATCGCCAAAGTAATCATTAATATTTCCAATCTTATTATCATACATATTTTGATCATTCCTTTCTACTTTTTAATACCAATTTATATCCATTTAAACGGCATAATTTAACGTTTTAACAAACGTTGGATAAATTAATCACAATATAAGTTAAAACGTCTTAAAATGCCTTATAAACGCGTTTAAATAGACAATACAGGTACTTTATCATATAAAATCACATTAATTATATTGACAGCTATTTGTCTAAAAATATCTTGTGAAAATATATTGTATAAAGTAGAAGAAAGTGTGTGTAATTCTGTTAATAAATCAAATATTCTGACTGATGATTTATAGATATCTGTATAGACTAGTGATACATAATCATTAGTTATCTCTTCCCAAGTTATATATTTAAATGCATTAGGAAAATGATTATATAGGTAAGTTTCGTCGCAGTCTGATATTGACGATGAATATTTATCAAATTCATCATTAATTAACTTTGATACATCTTCTATGTATCTAGCAACGTTATATAATTCATTATTAATTATAGATATAAATGGGTCCTGTATTCTTTCATCAGTTCTATTATATAAACTAATATATGAAAACATTCTATGGAACTTATAATTAGTGAATACAGGTATCTTTTTAGCAATTAATGTATTACATAGTGTACCAATTGCATCCCATAATTCATTATCATCAAATTCTATATCTATCAAATCATAATTCATATGTCTAGTAATAGTATCAATATCACTATAATCTGGAAGTTTAGAGTTATCAATGATATATTTTATAAGGTTATTAATAAGTTCTACTGATTTCATCTAAATACCTCCTATTTTATCAATAATCATACGAATTCCTTGTGCAATGATTGATGTTTCTATATATTGGTAGTTATCTACTGTTGTAAATAATAATTCAAATAACCCTACTATATTATAATATAGATAATCTCTAATAATATAATGAATATAAGTTTCATTTATTACAATAGAATAAATAAATGGTATTGATGTTTCATAATTAATAAATGATTTATGTATAGCGTAATCTGTAAGCATTCCAATTAAGTCAGTATTATCTAGTTCATTATATATAGTATAATAGTCATCTTGATTAATAAAACTACTTAATACATTCTGATTAAAATTGGATACAAACATATTTAACACATTTCCCCTCACATTATACATAGATTGATTATATACGTCTAATCTATCAACATCTGCACTATTTACAGCAGTTAATAATGCCTGGTAAGTATTATCCAATATAAATTGAATATCAATAAAAGAACGATACGCATCATCATTTTTTGTATAAGTATTCCACTTAAATGTGAATAGATCTCTCCATAATATTATTAAATTTGTAGCTCCGTACTCTTCGATTTCTGATTTCGGGTATGCAAATTCAGTATGATTATTAAATATACGATGATATAAGATACCTCCATGACCAAACATAAATGTTAATAGCTTAAGAAACGTACTAGAACAAAGGTCATACGATATATCTGAATATTGTGAAGATTGATTATTCTGATATAATATATTAAATTGATTAGTTACCATCTCTTTAAACCCTTTAAGCATCGTCATATAATTCGCAAGTTTCTCATCATCCCTAATATTAGGTATATTTATATATCTAAGTATATCCTCAGAAGCTGTTAATGTTGTGTTATTCAAGTTATTAATAAAATTATTAAGTTGATTCACCATCTTTTATCCTCCAAATATTTAGCGGTACATAAACGGGAGCTTTCGCCCCCGTATTTTATGCATTTGCTTGAGCTCTCAAAACCACTAGTACGTCTTCAGGTATTCTGTATTTATTTGTCTTATTATCATTCCATTCATTATTATAGAACTCTCCCATTCCAGACGATGTTGTTACCAGTCTATATGGAATAGCAGTATCTTCATAATAAGTTGTAACTTCACGATTAACAGTGTCAAATTCTAGTTCACCTAAATGAGTAACTGATCTTGGTATAAAGTTATCAGGTGGAAGTTCTGGCCCGATACTTCCATCTTGATTTAAATAGAAACCTTTTTCATAAAATGTTCCATCATCCACATTTACATATAAAATACGAGTATGTGGAGTCTTTTTCATTTTTAAACCAGCTAAGCTAGTATTAAGATTATGACCTAATAGATTTGTATTATGAGATAACATACTATCTTTATTTTTCATACGTTCCATCATAATATCTACAGAATTCTTATGAACGTCTGCCATTGTTGTACTTCCATCAAAGTTATCTGATGCAACTACAATACTTTTCATAGCATCTAGCGTAGACTTAGCTGGACTAGTGGGGTTTGAGCCATCAGCTCCCTTGTCTAATTTATTTGCTTCATATTGTAAGTTATTAGACACAAAGTTAGCTGGGATAGGCTCATTACTTACAGCTTCTACAGTCTCTTTTTCCTTCGGAATTTCTGTAGGAACTTGTATATTAGCTGTAGTACTTTGATGTTCTATAACTGGCACATTAGAAATAGCTCCTAAATCAATAGTTCCAGGAGCAATATTTCTACCAGCCATAGATGCAACTGCAATTGGACTGTTTTGTTGTACATTTACTTGTGTACCAGAATTATCAACTGCAGCTCCACTAGCTTTAAGTATATCAAGTTGTAGTTTCTTTTCATCTCTAATCTGTTTAAATCTTTCAGATTCCAGTTTAGATTTATTTTCTATTATTCTCATTTGGTTTATAAGTATATTTATGTCTGAATTTTCAAGTGCTGATAGTGTCTCCCCAATATCATCTCTTTCTAGAAGTACTTTAATATACTTCTTTAAATCTGCAGACTTAAAACCAAATTTTCTAAATAGTTTATCATATTCCATACTTAGCTTACTCATATTAAGGTTTATCTGTTTAATATTCTTATTAAGATCAGATAACTTAATTTCAGGTAGACCAGATGCAATACTTGTACCAGTTTGTATTCTTGGACTATCTTCAGCTATAAATGAAGACAGGTTCCATTTCTTTACAAGTTCTGGAGAGCTTCCTCCAAATAATCCCGCCATCTAATTCCTCCTAGTACGGATATTCATCTAAATTATCTTCAGCTGCATGGTTAATATTTGTTCCAGTTGCTTCTGCAGTTTGTGTTGCAGCTTGGGCAACATTATTAACAGCTGTATGATAAGCTTGATTTTGTGCAGCATAAGCACTATCTTCTGATGTTATATGGTTAATAACTCTTGTATACATAATTGCAGATTGAATATTATTTAGCATTGTATGTACGCTTTGTAAGAAACCTTCTCCTTCAGATAAGTTTCTTCCTCCATTACCAGTTGTATTTATGCTAGGCATTAATTTAAGATTTAATGTATAAACACAATTAGTTTCTGGAAGTTGGTCGTAAGAACCATTTGGTTGTCTTACCATAAATGGTTTTGCTTCTTGATAATTTGCAAATTGATAAATCTTTAAACTAGCAAGTCTAGCTCTTTTATAATCAGATTTTTGACCTGGTGCTATAGAATAAGTAAATCTTATTACTTTACAATCATTTGCTCCATCGAAATGTATTTTAACAGCTTCTGAATATCTAGTTTCTTGATCATCATATCTAGCAGCTCCAATTTTAGCTACACAAATACCAAAAAAGTTTTCAAAACCAGAATTGTTTAAGTTATTGATATGTAACATTGTTTTATTAACATAAGTCTTTTTACCTTGGACTTCTTCAAGTCTATCAAAGTGCATTACTACATCAAAACCTTTCATATACATTGCAACTCTGTGCTTATCTTGAGTTTGTACGTCTGTTGTATTCACCGATGTTATCCATACTTCTTTCTTTTCTTCCATTTTTGTTTCCTCCTAAATTTTATTATAATATACTGTTTGTATATTCTACCTTATTATATGTAATTATACTAGACCTAACTTTCTTGCTCTTTCTTCACGAATATTAATCATATTATATACAGTCATTCCTGTAAGTATTTTATCATACATTTTTGTAGAAACTAATTCATTTATAGTTTCATTTGAAAGTCTTTCCTTATATTGAATCATATTACTAAAGAATTCTGTATCATTGCTACTTATTTTCATCATTTGATTAATTAAATCAGTTTCAGGATTAATAGATTCAGTAGTTATAGTTTCAGCTACTTGACTATCTGCATTTTCTACTTCATCTGTATTTTCTACATTATCTGTATTATCAACTGGTGCTACTACTTCTTCAGTTTGATTTTCTGGATTTTTCATCTCATCAGCAACTGCAGTTAATAAACTTTGGACTGGATTTGAAGTAGCTCCATTCATCTCAGTTCCAGCTGGTTCTTCTGGATTTTCAGTTGTAACATTAGCAGCAGTGTCAGTACTTTCATCTAAGTTTTCAGGTTCTTGTGCTAAGTCAGCGGATGTAGTTTCTTCTGGAACCTTTCCACCAGCTATTTGATTTAATAAGAATTTTAATTTAAATACAGATTCCATGAATTGATCTATAGTCATATCGTATTTTTCTAAATATGTATTAATTCCATCTAGTATATTTTGATATTTTGGTTCTAAAACTGCTGTTCCATTAACTTCTGTAACTGCGATTTTAGGTTCTTCTACTGGTTCTTCAGTAGTATTGTATTCATTCATTTCATCATTTGATGTTTTTTCAAAGTTAGGATTTATTTCTGGTACATCATCTGGAAGTTCAGCATTTTCTCCATCAAATCCTTCTCTTAACCCTTCAGGTTGTAAGTTATACTCATCACCAGGTTCAATATTATCTAGGTTTTCTTCATCCCCAGATAATACTTCAGGATTTTCATTATCAACTGGAACTTCTGGTTCTTCAGATGGTGTATCTTCTCCTAATATTTCTGGATTGAAGTCTACTACTTCAGGGTCTACACCAGATTCAGCATTTAAACCATTATTAAATGCATCTTCTCCATTATATTCAGTAGCTTCTGGTTCTATATCTTCAGTTGCTATTTTATCAGTTGGTAACTCATTACCATTTTCATCTACAGTGTATACAGATGTAGCAAATTCACTATTTGCTTTAGCTTCTGCTTTTCTTCTTTCTATATCATCATATGTAGGTATTATACTTTCATATGAGTTATATTGCTCTGTAGTAAGCATTGGTTTTAATGCATCTAATGAAGCATGGTCTAATTTTCCTAATGAATGCATCTTTTGTAAAAATACATCCATAGTTTTAGCAGATCCTTTAGCTTGGTCAGCATATAATACAGTTCCCCCACCCATGTCTTTAAACACTTCAAGGTTATCTTTATTAAGCATATCACCAAACCATAAACCAGCTCTTTCATCATCAAATTGAGATTCCATAGCATTTTTAACATTAGTAGATTCTGAGTTTCTATCATATGTTAATAGTACAGACCTATCATCTGGACTTTTGATAACAGTAACAGGAGATATTATCCCATCACCAAGTCTACCATGTATTTCCCAATCTGCGAAAGATTCTATTCTAGATTCTATAACAGCATGTGCTTTATAGTTATCTATAAATATGGCTTTCATCATAAATGTTTCCTCCTTTTATTTTAAATATATGTAAATTTAATATTAAATTTATATGTATCAGACACTTCATCGTAAACAGGTTCTAATGAAACTACTTCTGGTGGGTCTAAGTTATCAGGAGTCTGGTCATTACGCATTATCATATGATAGTTATCAGGATAATTATCAAAGTTGATAAATTGTATACGTGATACAGCGTCTCCCGCCTTATCTAATACAGAGTATACAAGTGAAGACATATGTAAATCTTCCATGTAGTAGTCGTGTTTTATTAAAGATTGATTTAATTCAGATGCAATTGCAGCTTCATCAAAGTCAGGGTCGAGTTTACGTATAAGTAGTTTAGGTCTCATCTGTAGATTATGTACAAGTATCTTATTAACTTCACCAACATCTAAGAACTTACTTAATCCATAAGTTTTAGCAAATTTAATAGCAACTCTTAGGTTAGTTTCTTGAATATCATGAACATCATTTGATCTACTACTATATTCATCAAGTAAATCATACACGGCATGATCTAAGAATGTAACAATCTTTTTAACCTCTTCAGTTATTTGCTTTTGGTTTCCAGATTTGATATAGAAATCAGATTTAACTAAAGGTAAACTCATAAACATTACCCCGTCTTGAGTATGTTGATCTGTTTGAGTAAACATATCTTTAGTTACATCTTTAAAGAATTCTATTTCTCCTTGGAATTCTGATACAGATTTATAAGACGAAACAGGATCAGCTTCTTCTTTAATCATACATATAACTTTTACTTTATGTCTTATATTAAACGATGCAGTTTTAACAGTATGAGCAGTATCGTCATCTACCCAACTAAATTCACACCATTTATTAAATACATATTTATCAGTTTTTAATTTAAATTCAAGATCCCATATATTATTACCCATATCTGTTGCAGTATGGCATGGAATTCTATGAATAGTTTTATCTTGTGCTTGTAATTCTATATATGCTTGGAATGTTTTACCGTGGTCAAACTTCCAATTACTAGATTCAAATCTAACTTCACTATTTAAACTAAAGTGTTGAGATGTTTTATTTCTATCAAATATTAAATGGTCATTTACTCTAACAGATGTATTAACAAATCTTACAGGAATACTTGGATTAAATTCCTCAAATGTTTGGAATGTAAGATAAGTTTCATCATATTGAGCACCCATGTATACACGAGCCATATTATTATATTTATCATAATCTATAACAAATGGTGCTACATAATAGTATGTATATAAGTTATTTAAAGGATCTTTAGGGTCTAGTTTTTCTGGAACTGTTGGTTCTTTACCAGGTTTAATAGTTTTATCCAATACAAAGTTATCAGAACGACGAGATTGTGTAGATTTTATTATATTATTATAATTGAAACTATAATAATCAAATCCATCTATAACCTTATGTCTCATATCATCATATTTAGCACGAACGTTACCAGTATTTGTAGGTATAGTAAATACACGCTTAATACCATTTAGTGAGTTACCAAATGATAACACTGTATATATACTAAATATACGAGATGCTATATCATTATGGGTAAGTCTTGGATGGAAAGTAGACTCTCCGTCATAATTAAGTAAAAATGTTCCAAGGTCACTTTCTGTATCTATTCTACGTCTAGCACCACGCAGTTGAATAACTTTATTACGTAAATATTCAACAGAAGTTTCGGCTAAACTTCCACCAGAGCTCTTATAAACACGTTTACCAACAGGTTCATACTCTACTCTAGCTGTAGCTTGTGTAAATTTCTCTCTAACTGCAGCCAATTTATATTCAACATCACGTCCAGTAGTAGTATAACATACTATTTCTAAGAATGAACCTCTTGCTGGTTTAAATCCACCTTGTACATACTTATGAATAAGTGCTATACTATTATTACCTAGAATCTTATATTCCATATAGTCACCGCTACCACGAGTATAGAATAATCTTTTATTAATCTTCACAGGTTGTGCAGCACTGTTCGCTCTATAATAAATATCAAAATCTGATATTGGATATTCAGTAGTTATTAAGAATTTAGCAAGTTGTTCATCATCAAATTGCTTTGTAAATTTTTCTATAGTAACTTGCTTAAATTCTGCTTTAAATCCAAGTGTTTCTTGACCATTAATAAATATATTTTGTACTAATACATTTATCTTTTTACCTTGATAATCATAAAATACACGATATAATTTTCTTTCTGGTAAGAAAGTAACTCTTACATAAAATTTTGGAATAACTGGCATAAATGTAAGCCCATCTATTATACAGTTATTTATATCATCAAATTCAATTTGCCATGTATTATCTTGTACATGCTTACCATATCTTTTAATATCTTCAACTGGAATACGAACAAATAACCATATTCTTGATGGTCTAGCAATTACAACTTCATTTGTATGTTGTGCTAACTGGTTAAATAATGAAGACGGGTATTCTGCATGTATAAGATTTGACTCTCTAGCTACATACTGTATAGCAGAACTTACAGAGTCAAATAAAGTATTAAACCCTGCTAATATCATACTAGCAGGGCTCATTAATGGTATTTCATCGGCTTTAATACCATTTCTAGCGAGTTCATTTACAATCAACTCGTTCATTTCTCTTTTATCTTCAGAGTTCAACATCGTTCTAAAACGACGTCTATCTTTAATTTTATCATTCATAGGAATCCTCCTATACTGTTATGCTATGTTCTGTAAATGGTACAGGATAAGTGTCATTTACTAGAGCATATGCATTTTCTCTTGCTCTAAGTCCGACTTGTTTTGCGTACCTAGAGTTTAATAAAGCTGTTCCAGCAGATTTAAATCTACTAGATTTTATTAATAATATTGTATTAGAAAACATACTAAACCATCCAGGACCCATATTAAATGTTAAATCTATAATTGCAGCTTGTCTAGCTGTACTTAATTGAAATACCCATGGTTGCATTTTTCTAAGTGCTTTAATTATAGATTCTATATGTTCCTTTAATATTGTATCAGCTTCTGCTTTAGTAATTCCATTATTTTCCCATTTTTTAACTAATTCATCAGGGAATGTTTTAGATTCCATATTAAATCCGTACCCTATAGTCCAGATTCCTTTAGTATCTTTATACTTTTTCTCTCTAAAACCTTCATGTCTACCAATTATATCCACTAACACATCTATATTAGGTATTGAGTTTTCAAATTTATAAAAAGACATATATTTCCTCCTAATTGTACGCTGAAAGATTAGTTTGACTAGAATATCCATTCTTTTCACACCAATCTGTAAAATGTTTTTTATTTACATAAATTGCGACATAGACCTTGTTACCCTCTTTTGCCTTAGCATCATTGATAACAAACTCGTCATAATCTATAATAAAATCCTTTTCGTTTCCTACAGTTGGGATATCACCCTTATATCTATTACGTTCTCCACGTTGACATTCTATCATGAAATATTTATTATATTCATTTGGGTCAAGACATACTCTCATATTTCTGATATAATTAAATACTTTTTCATCTGGAATTAAGTCTAAAATATTAAGTTCGCCATATTTATGGCCTTCTTCTCCAAATATATCTTCTTTCCCATATGTAACTTTCATTTTATCTATTATAGTAAGATCACATAATGTTTCAGTAAATACTGCTACTGGAACTTCGACTTTAGCCATCATTCCTTCATTGTACTCCTTAGTTTCAGCATTCTTATAAGATTCTGTATTTAACTTACTAAAAGAAGCAGATAGAGAGTATACTGGATATTCTATATAGTCTACTTGGAATTCCATTTTGACACCATATGTCATAACGTTATTTATTTCACGTTCACCTAAATCTATACTAACTGGAGTTATAGTAGGTATAAATGGAAATTTAACAGCAAATGCACGCTTTCTATTAGAACCATCAATTATATAGTCAACTTCTTCTCTAGAATGTTTTTGTAATATTTTAAGTAACTGTAAGTCTCCTGTTGTTCCAGTATCTGATATTCCAAATGTAGTTTTAAGTAACTTTAATAAGTTATCTGGAAGTGAAGTTTCTAACGTATATTTTCTTATATCTGGTTGACTACCAAGAGTAATAGTTTCCTCACTCATATATAAAGGCTTAACTTTATTCATTGGAAACATATAAGTAAACTGTTGTGCTAACTCCTGTGCTTGTATTCTTTCATTTACAAGTACAGATGCATAAATAGTATGCATTGTATATCTAGGAGAACCTATAAGAACTAAATCAACATCTCTCATATAATAATATGGTTTACATTCTTTATTTTCTATAGATTTCTCTTTAACTGCAAGTATACAGTCAAGTAATCCAGCATTAACTCTATTAAAATCTTGGTTATTAGGCATATCGACACGTAGATTAGCTAATGGGTCGAAACTATGATTAAATACAATACGTGGAAGTATTCTATTATCAAGCATTTCACGTGGACTATCTTTTATTCTTACAGATGCAGGATCTGTTCCTACATATTCAGATGGAAGATTTTCATTTGTAAATCTTGAGTTAGCTGATATTACTACATTTTTAATGTGTTTAGTAACTATTTCATACACTTTTTCAAAAGTATACATTACATTATCATTAATACAACCTATATTAGCATACTTAAAACGTTTCCACTTACGATTTTTATCTTCTATAATTTGTAATTTATTCATAAAGCATCACCAACTGAACCCAAATTTTATTCTAGGACGTCTATCTGGAATTTTCTTACCATCTATGACTGCCTTTGTTAAAGGTGCTAATCTATAGAATCCAGGATTTAATGCAACCATTTCAGATGTTCCCTTCAATGGAAATGCTCCTATTGGAGTAAAATCATTTTTAATAAGTTGTTCTCTTTTAATTTTACCATCATCGAATGAGTAGTTTTGAGCTTGTCTATTATTACCCATAAGAGTAATTCCATCAGAACCCTTGACATCTACTATATTATTAGGGTTAAAATTGAATAACTTATTAAATGTTTCATAAAATTCTGGAGCATCTGGTTTATATGATGTAGCTTTAAATGATGCTGTAAAGTTTTCTAGTAAGTCATTCTTATTAAATCCATCTATTTTATGTTGGTTAAAATGAGTTACTGGTTCATTAATAATTAAGTTTTTAGCAACTCCTAATGAAATTACATCCCAGTCAACGTTCACAACTACAATCCACATAGTCATTAAGTAATCTAATCCACGATATTTAATATATTCTTTACGCATTGGCCATTCTTGTTTTCCAACCAAGTCTTTATACATAGATAAAGTATATAATAATTTAGATATATCTCCTCTATTATTATCCATAAATGTTATAGATATATCAACTTGGTCATATATTTCAGGATTTCCTGGAAGTGGTGAAGATTTACCATGCATATTCTTTATACCTTCACGAGATGATTCTGATAATCTTATAGTCGGAACTTCTACACAATAGTTAGATAATAAACGCCAACATACAGACTTAAGGGCTCCATCTCTACAAAGTTCCATATAGAGGTCTGGGTCCGATGCTACTCTAGCAAAAAAGTCCGGGTGTGCTTGAAGTTCTGGTATAATTCTTTCATTATTAAATAAGTTACAATTTGGTCTTGTAAAGAAAACGAATGAACGATAATATCCAGAAGTTTCTGATTCAAGATATGGCCTATTTATAAATAAAGATTCTCTACTAAGTATTAAAGCTTTATTTCTATCTAGGATAAATCCATTATCTTCTGCCATTATCTTAATAACATCCCGTAAAGCATCTCCCATCATTAAAGGATTCTTTAAATCCCAGTCCTTGTCCATCTCTGGTGTATAAGTTTTGTACATTGGCAATCTATACTTTCTGTTAGCTATATGCTTGTCGTGAGCAGAACTTCCCATAGCAATATCGGCTATACCTTGTGATGTAAACCCACCAAATATAGCTCCAAGGTTTAATGAACTTGCTAGATTGGATAAGTTATGGCTAAACATTGATGTAATTGGAGATATCATACCAGCAAAACCAGATGGCATAACAGATGCTATACGTTCTGCAGCTGGTCCGAATGTTTCTTTTGCCCTGTTTATAACAGCTTGACCAACTTTATTTGCAGCATTAAATACTTCAGCTTTAGCACCATTAATCCATTTAGAAGCTTCACCTTGCCAATGATCTATAACGTCATTAACTTGTGTAGTTATAAGATTAATAGATTGGTTACGTATATCCATAATACTATTAGATATAGCATTACCTATATTTTCTTTAAAGTTTTCAAAGTATTTTCTAGGATCTAATTGTCCAAGTAAGTCATCTACTGCACCTAATGCACGTCTTTTTGTATTTTCTATAGCATCATGTATATCTTTCTTCCATGCATTCTTTTCATTTCTAGTTAAATCTTTATAGAAACTAGTTAAACCTTTCGCAAAGTTTTTATTCCATTCATTTTTACCACTAAATGTATCAATAAGCCAATTCTTTTTAATTTGTTCAGCTATAACTTCAGATGGTGTATTAGCATATGTAGTAAATTGGAAATCTCTACCTGGAAGGTATTTAGATGGATTATTCCATTTAGAACCAGTCAAGTCCTTTTTAAATTTATAATTCCATATATCAGCAGGATGTGTTCCTAACTGTTTATTACGCTTTAATTCCTTTTTCCAAGCTTCAATATCAAATTTCTTAGTAGGATTACCACTAAATCCATTAACATCGAAGTTGCTAGATTGAATATGTTTAACTTTTGCAGCCGCCTTCATTTTATCAGGCCATTCTTTATTAAATTTATCTAAATTATATTTAGACTCACTACTAAGCCACGAAGGCGGGAACTCATTTTTAACAAAGTTCCCACTTTCAAATTGCTTCTTCCAGTTTTCATTATATTCTTTAAGCATATCTTTAATTGCTGCTACTCTTTTTTCATATGTAGGATATATAGATAAGAATTCATTCTTCCAACGTTCTTTATTTTCGGCTACCATTTGATCTATCATTTGTTGTAATTCATTATCTGGCATTGGTGAAATTCACCTCCTTAAATATGAAGCATCTTATATCTAAGTGCAATTGTTCCGTCTACTCCATGTGGAACTAAGATATGATTAAGTCTACTAAATACTACAGTATCATTCATAGTATCAAATTCTTTTCCATTAAGTCTTATTTTAGATGGCTTTCCTATCATTGTACAAAGTGCATTGAAACCAGCTGATTCCATTTTACCTTTCTTAAATATAGAGAACCATTCTACAAGCTCTTTATCAGTTATATTTATTAAGAATTGAGCTACTGCTCTAACATCCTTGTCTGTAACTAATTCTGTATCTGGGTTATCTGGTACAGTAGTTGCATCATCAGTCATAACAGCATAATCTACATCTATTTTCTTAGTATAGTATGCTATATAAGGGTGTTCATTACCACTACTATCTTCTATAAGTATTTTTCTACTATGTAGATAATCACGATAATAAACTTCATAATCATTATCCCCTTCAGGAATAAGTCTAAAAGGAATTAGATTATCAAAATTATATCCCTTTTTATGTCTAGGATAAGCGATAACGTCAGTTCCTTGAGACCCGTCATAACATACATTATAACCCATAATTTGATCTTTTGCATTAGGATCTGTAGTTATAGCAGAAGTAAAATCATCAACTGCTCCTCTTACAAGATCTTCTTCAAAAGTAATTACTCTTACCTTAGGTGGTATATTATATAACGCACCACATAATCTTTGTAAACCTCCTAATAACACTTTATTAGCACCAAGGTCTACTTCTACCCACTCACCATCTGGAGTTTGTTCTAATTTATACATATGTCCATCCCATGTTTTAAGGGTATCTTCTGGTAAGTTATATGTAAATATTGGTTTATCGTTCATATATTTACTCCTTTAACTAATTTTAATATCTCCATATCTTGTAACCATATATAGAGCATCTTGACTTCTTTGTTTTTCACATAATTCACGGTCAGTCTCAGCTGCTGGTTCTATCCAGTCATATTGTGAAACATTCCATCTATTACGATGAGTGATATTTACATCATATGTTACTTGGTCTACATTGACTTGATAATTATAATTTTCATTATAATTCAATAGTAGTCCTTCTGATATAAACTCTACTCTCCATGCTTTAAATAGTTTTAATATGTATAATAGGTATTTAGAAATACCACCATACATCATATTAATATTATATAAAACATCTAATAAATCAGCAAACTCTTCAGTTTCATCTAAACGTTGAATAACACTTATCATAAACTGTGTACAGTTGTCTATTTCTAGTAACATTGCATTTTGGCCTTGGTCTTGAAGCTGTTCATAGAATACATATAAATCAGGAACATATTTTTCTAAATATTCTACAAAAGATTGACCTTCTAAAGTAGATACTGTGTTATATGCTTCTGGTTCTTTACTCATTATACGAACATGTCTATAAACTTCAAGTATCATATTAACTTCAATATGGTTTCTAGCCTTTGTTAATACAGAATCAACAAATTTTGCAAGTCCAACTGCCTTATCAGTATTAATCATAAGTTGTAAGAAATCTGTGTCAGAATTTGCAGCTTCTGGAAATTCTTCCAGTTTAGTTTCAAATGGATATTGTGCCATCACAATAAGCCAATACATCCTTATAGTCGGATGTGTTTTTATAGTATTAAATCCTAGTATCTTATCAACACGGTCTACTACATCACCAGGCCTAGGATCTATTCTTTCATCTTTAAAATCTTTTAATAGATATCTTCCCATACTATAAGTAATCATAGCATTATAAAATACCCATAAATCCCAGAAATTAAATGTATAACCATTTGATTGATAAGTTACTTCATAATTTTTCAATATATCACGATGATGTAAGAAATATCTATGAACTACTGATAATCCTATTGTAACATTATTAAGGTCTAATATGTTATCAATACCTAGATATTTAGACTCTATATAAGAGAATGGTTCTTCAAATACACGTTTCTTTAACGCTTCACTATCAGACCATCTAGGGTCTAATTTCTTAACTTCATCGTATGTTAATATCATTTCTTTATCTTCTTTTTGGTGATATGATGGGTCTTCGTATTCTATATTAGTAAAATTACGTCTCATCTTTTCATCTTCAGTAAGATAAGTTTTCTCTTTTTGATTTGATATATCATCATATGGATTTATAGCTCTAAAAGGTTTAAGTATAAATTCAACATCATATAAATCATCATATTTCATACCAGGAGTTTCAATTACTCCAGGTTTTCTTCTCTTTCTTATAAAGTATTTATACAGGTTAAGTCCTGAGAATATCTTTCTTGCTATATATTCTAGTACATAGTTTGTACCTTTATACATTACAAGATAGTTTAATACATATGTAGTAGCATTTCTATATGAGTCTGGCATATTTTGTGGAAATGTAAGCCCGTACATCTTATATAAATCTTCAGATTCTTCTCTAGTAAA